CCCGGGTGCGTGACGCGCAGACCGGTGACGTCCGGCACGACCACGTCGTCCTCGCCGATCGTCACCGACACGACCGGCCCGAACGGCCCCTCGATCCCATAGAGACTGATCGACCGCGCCCGCAGCTGGACTGCGTCGCCCTTGACGTAGCCACCGATCGCCGAGCCGCCGTCCGACGCGGGAATGACGAGAGAGATCCACGCCGTCGCCCCGACTTTGCGATGATCGATCTCGAACCGATAGACGATCGCGGGCGATCCCGATCCGGCGCGCAGTCGCACCACCAAGCCGTCGGCCGCCCCGGTACCGGAGATGCCGGTCGCAACCTCGTCGAAGACGGGTGCATCCGGTGCCGTCGCGGTGCCGGTGCCGATGTAGGTCGAGCCGGCTCGACCGTTCCAGACCGGCGGCTCTTCCGCGTCGGTGAGCTCGTCGATTTCCGGCGCGGCGGCCACGAGGTGATAGATGACCGCGCCATCTTCCCCGCGCTCCTCCGACCTGACGACACAGAGCAGGCTCTCCTCCGTCGCCGGCCCGACGTGCACGAGATCGCCGACGGTCGGGGATGCGCCCGATCCGAGCAGCCGCACGATTTTCGAACGCCCCTCGAACGGCGCGATCCGCCGCACGACGCTCGATCCGATCACGTCCGAGGCGCCGGCGAAGACTCGAAACCGGATCGCCCATCCGCCGTCGCCCGCCCCGGTGCGATCGATCTCCTCGTCGAGCTCGACGAGTGCGTCGACGACGGTCGCGACGCGACCGGCGGTCTGCGTCCTGACGAGCGCGTCGTGGCTCACGGCGACGACGTCGCCCCGCGTCGCCACCCGCGCCATCCCGTCCTGTGTGACCTCGAAGGCGTCCGGCCGATGGATGATCTCGTACATCCGCCGGCGCGCCTCGATCCAGATCTCGTCGGGATCGCACTTGCCCGGCAGCTCGAGCTGCTCGGTGACGACGATGTCGCCGACGTGACCCGGCCACGGGACCAATCTCTCGGACGGCTTATGATCCCACGAGGCGTCTTGAAACTTGACCCTGAAACCGTCCGGATGCCGCGGATAGGTCCGCGTCCATTTGAAATCGCGGCTGTTGCGCGGATTGATGTGATCGACCACCAAATCGGACGGTCGGTCGATCACCACACCCCACCGCAGGCCGTCATGCCGGGGCGTCGCCCTCCCTGCATGAGCGACGGCGAGCAGCGCGTCGGCGATCGATTCCTCGGCATCATGGACCTTGTCGTAATGCAGACCTTTCGCGGCGCACCACGCCGACCAATCGGCGAGCAGAGCGAGATCGATCCCGGTGTCCGCCACCGGATATGCGGCGGCCGGCCCCTGCAGCACCCAGCGCAACGCCGCCGCCGGCGACCGTGTCTCCCGGGTGATCCAACTCGACGTGGTGACGTCCCAATCGGGCGCGACGCGGCCGACGACGCCGGTGAGTCCGTCGATCGTACCGTTGAGCTGTTCGGTCGCCTTGACCCGCATCGCGGTCAGTGCGACTGGCGCGTCGAAGGCGAACGGATATTCAGGGCGGATCGATTGCAGCGCCTGCCACACCACTCGATCGGTCACCCGCGACGACTTGGTCTCGTCGGTCATCCGAGTGAGCTCGATTTCGTAGGCGCCTCGCGCGGGCAGCTCCCAGCGATGCGACCGCCAGAACGGCACGCCCTTGGCGGCGACGACGGAGAGCAGCGCGACGTCGATCCAGGCCGTCTCGCCCAGCCGCCGTTGGCGGATCCTCACCGTCACCGTGTAATTTTGGCGGTTGCCGTCGTCGTCGTAGGCGCAGAGCCCGGTCGGAAACCCGAGGATCACTCCGACTTGGGCTATATCGGTCGCCGTGTAGCGCACCTGCGGCTTCTCGATCGTGGTGATGGTGCCACCGCTGCCGGTGCCGCCACCACTGCCACCATCGGGATTGATGGGTGCCTCACGATAGGAGCCGTCGTCGTTGCGCGGCCATGGGCGCGTCAGATCGATCGACAGCCCCTCCTCGATGACCTGTTGCGTGTAGAGCGTCAGTTGCTCGTCGTCCGGCCAGCCATGGCGGTGCTCGATCTGCACCTCGTCGTATTCGGACAGCGCGGTGTCGCCGATCTTCAAGTCGGCGATCGTGAGCGGTCCATAGCCCCACACGAACACAGCCCGCTGATATTGAATGTCGCCGACGATCTCGGTCCACGGCGGCGCCGCGTAATAGGGTGCCATCCGCAGCCGCCCGAGCGGCGCCGGCACCGGGCCGTCCGGGTTCGACGTGTTTTTCCAGCCGTTGATCGAGAAGCCGCCATATTCCTTTTCGTCCTTGCGGACCGGGATCAGCGCATTGATCAGCAGCATGCCGATGGCGCCGACCCCGACCGTGATCAACGACGTCGCCAACCCGGCCGATATATGGAGAGCTTCGCCGAGGGCCGCGCCCCACAGCTGCCCCAGCGAGATCGCGGCGATGGTGACGACGATCATCAGGATCGACCGCCAGGCATTGCCGGTGGGGACCGAGCGGATCACGACGCGGACGCCGGGGCGAGGCCGGACGCGATGCCAGAGGCCGGACGGCACCACGTCGGCACCCGTCGCCGTCACCAGCACGACACGCAGATCCGATCGGATCGCCGGCGGCATGTCGGGCGTCGCATCGTCGACGATCTCCGCCAGTGTCGCGCCGGCGCGATGGGAGATCTCTCGACGATCGAGGATCATCACCGGCGCGAGCGGATGGGTCGGAGGTCGAGTATCCATGGGCCTTGCGTCATCGAGGGAGTGGCGTCATCCTCCCCTCGTCGACGCGGCCTCACAGGTCACACGTCCGTGCGACGCCAGCACCCGACCAGCCGATGGGCCCACGCCGGAGACCGCCAGCGCTCGAGGCGCGAGGCTGCTCCATCCGCCGTGTGGAGCATGAGACCGGCTCCGACCACGACGCCGACATGGGCGCCCCATTGGCCGCGCCGAAACACCAACACGTCGAACGGCCGCTCCGCCCCCGCCGCGACCGCCGTCCAGTCGGGCGCCGTCGCGCCGGAACGTAGAGCGGCGTCGATCTCCGCTCGCTCGGCGACGCTGGCGTAGACCTCCGCATAGCTCGGCAGCTCCACGCACCGCTCGCCCTTCAGCACCAGGCGCACCAGGCCCCAGCAGTCGCACCCGTTGAAATCGCGCCCATGGTCCCGCCACGGGATACCGACGTACCGCCGGCTCCAGTCTCCGCTCATCGATGCAGCCCCGGGAACGCCGCCCGCGTCATCCGCCGCGACGGCCACGGTTCCGACGTGATCGGATCGCGCGAGATCGACAGACGGATCTCGCCGGCGTCGCCCTCGGCCGAGACGAGCTGCAGGTCGGTCCATTCGGCCTCGACGACGTCGGGAGAGGAGGCGAGTACGACCGCCATCGCCACCGTCGCCCGCGCCGTCGTCGACCGCAATGCCGAGGCGATGTCGCGGTCGACCGCTTCGAGGATCATCGTCGCCGCCGCCGGCGCGTCGTCGACGTCGTCGGGCACGACGGTCGAGGCGAGCACGAACCAATGCACGGCAACGGTGCCGCCCCAGGCGGACCGCGTCCCGTAGGCCAGTGGCTCGACCGAGATCCGCTCGGTCGGATCCGAGGACAGCCGGATCGGCTCGTCGAGATCGGGGTGAGTGATGCGCACCAGTAGGACCTCGACCTCGTCGGAGGCGGCGGCATCCTGTGCCGCACGAGCATTGAGACTGACCCGTCGCATTCTCTGTCCTTCACGGCATGACCGAAAGCTGAAACGTGATCCGCCAGTCGACGCCGATCGGCGCCTCCGACGGCGGTTGCGAGGTCGCGAACATGGCGACGTCGACGGCGGCGACGAGCAGCGGCGCCCCGTTCGCGTCGGTGAGATCGGCACCCCCCTCGGTCGTGATCGTCACGCCGTCGACCGTCCAATCGGGGACCAGGAACGGCAGCGACCCGCCGACCGTCTCCTCGCGCCAGAACCGCCAGAACCGTAGGCGCTGGTCGGCGGTGACGTCGATCGCCATCTGGCGCGTCGCCACCGCGGCGGAAAAGCGCCGACGGACGCGCGGCGGCCCGGCCTCGGTCTTGGTCGACGTCCGACCGTCGGGCAGGACGGACACGTAGCCGTCGCGCCTCGGCCGCGGCAATTCGGAAGGCCATGAGGGCATCATCGCCGTTGCACCGCCGGTTTGAGCCCGAAGGCTGTTGACATCGCCCGCTGCGTCGCCGATCGCGGCGCCGCGATGGCGCGGCCCACCGCCTCCGCGATCACCACGACCTGGCGCTTGCCGCCACGACCGTCGTCTTCCTGGCGCGTCTCGATCTGGGCGGCGGTGTGATTTTCGATCACCGTCTGGAAGATCGGCGACGGCGTCGAGCCGTCGGCTCGACCGGGGGCGCCGGCAGCGACGCGGGGCAGAGACACGGCCACGCCGCCGCCGACGTAGCCGCCGGAGGCATAGCCCCGCACGTCGCCGCCCGCGTTGATCGCTTCGAGGAGCCCCCGATGGCGGGCGGTCGCGGCGGCGTTGACGACGTACTCTTGCCCATGCACGACGCCGGCGACCGACGTCCGGGCGATCGCGCCGGTATAACCGCCGCCGTCGAAGCCGAAGAGATGTCCGATGCCGCCGAACAGGTTTCCGAGCCCGCCCCCCAGTCCCGACAGGATGGACCCGAGG